CAGGCACAACTATTGGGAAACAAAGAAGTTTCTCAAAATTTATAAGGAGAAAAATATGTTACCAGTTATGACAGCACTAGCACCAATGGCAGGGGCAACAGGAGCATCACTTGGGGCAGGATTAGGCTCACTAGGTGGTTTTCTTGGTGGTCTAAGTGGTCTTACTGAAGGGGGTCTTGGAGGTCTTTTTGGAGGTGGTTTACAAGGTTTAACAGGATTACCATTTACGCAACTGACTGGAGGTGCAGGAACTCCTATGTCATCAATAGGTGGTTTACTATCATTACTAGGTGGGGGTAATCTTGGTAATATAGGTATGGCAACAATGTTAGGTGGTATGGGAGGCACAGGCACTGGTACTCAATCACAACAAACACCAGAGGATATTGCAAATTTGATGGCAAGTTCTACTAACCCTATTCCTGTTGATGTAGGTGGGGCAGTTCCATCACCAGATGCAAACAATATGGGTATGATGCAACCTATAAACACACAATTTGATCCACGTATGCTTGGTCTATTACCGCAATTAGCCAACAGAATAAACCCAAGAGAAATATGACAAATGATTCTGATATACATAAAAGACAGAATCAAGGTATTAAAGCAAAAGATTTACTTGAAAATGAAACCTTTAATATTGTTTTTCAAAAACTTGAAGAAAAGTATTTGGAAGATTTTTCAAACAGTAAACCAGACGATACGCAAATTCGTGAACAAAGTTATCTCAGTTTGCAAAATTTGCGTAAATTACGTCAGGAAATTTCTACACTTGTAACTGACGGCAAAATAGCCTCAGCACAAATAGATAATCTTAACAAAAAAGGATAAAAATTATGGCAGACACCAATCCACAAACTGGAAGTGAAACCTCGGTTTTGTCTCAAAGTGAGGCAACAAACCTACTCTTAAACAACCCAGAACCATTGAAAGATGATAATTCTACGTCTAGTAAAGAGTTAAATAATGAGCAACCAACTGTTGAAGAACAAGAGGTTGAGCAAACACCTGAAACAGAATCTGAAGAAACGCAAGAATTTGAGGAAACTGAACAAGAAGAATCAGAAAATCAATTAGATACTGAAGATGATAATTTACCTGAACCTGAAATGCACACCATCAATGTTGATGGTCAAAGCATTAAAGTAACAACAGATGAATTAAAAAATTCGTATTTAAGAAATGCTGATTACACCCGCAAAACTCAGGCAGTTGCGGAACAAAGAAAAGCACTAGAACAACTGCATCAGCAGAATCAGGCTAACGAGCAACAACTTCTAAACGAATTAGATGTTATTGAACAATTTGTCAAACCAATTCAACCTGATACTTCTTTGATAGATACAAACCCATCAGAGTATGTACGTCAAAAAGAAATGTCGGAAAACCAACAAAAGGCTATTCAGGAAATTAGACAAAGAAAACTTGAAATACAAAAAAAACAACAACAAGATATAATTAGACAACAGCAAGATTTAGCATTACAAAATCAAGCAAAAATTCTTGAATTAATACCATCTTGGAACAATCCAAAAGTAGCAAAACAAGAAGTCAATCAAATTGAGTCGTATCTCTCGAATAATGGTTTTTCACAACAAGAAATTGCCACGGCAGTTGATGCCAAAGCTATTAATATTGTAAGAAAAGCTATGCTTTGGGATAATGCAAACTCAAAAAAAGAAATTATTAAAAAGAAAGTTGTTAAAGCACCAAAGATGGCTAAGGGTAGTACCCCTAAATCACGTGGTGAAGTCAATAGCACTAAAAAAGCTCAATTATTTAACAAACTCAGTAAATCTGGCAAAACCAGAGATGCTGTTGAATACTTACTAAACAAATAATAATAATTTTAAAAAAAAGGAAAAAAAATGGCAGTATTTAAAACAAGCGATGCTGTGGGAGAAAGAGAAGACCTTTCTGACGTGATCACACGTATAGATCCAGACACGACCCCGATATATTCCAATCTTGAAAAAATTGGAACAAAAGGCATCATTCATCAATGGCAAGTGCAAGAATTAGCAAGTGCGGTTGATAACAATGCACAAGCAGAGGGCAGTGATTATTCATATGCTAACCCCACTGCTACAACGATCTTCACCAATGTCCACCAAATATTTATTCAAGCAGGTTCAGTTTCTGGAACTCTTGATGTGGTTGACAAAGCGGGAAGAGATAGAGAAACAGCTTACGTCAAAGTCTTAAAAGGCATTAACGAAAATAGTGTCGCTATCCAGTAATGGATAGGCAATAATTGGGTGAATTCAGGGGAAACCTCAAGTAGGCAATCCTGAGCCGAGTCCTGAAAAGGAAAGGTGCAACGACTATCCAGTAATGGAGTAGGGTTAAGTAATCCGAAGCACCCAACCCCTTAATATAAGGGTGATGATATAGTCTAATCTACATAGCGATATGTAGCAGTTTTTAATTAAACGGGGTAAGATTAACGACCTTACTTGAATATAAATGTGAGCAAAGACGTGACATTGAAAAAACTCTATGTGCAAGTGTAGCAAAATCAACGAGCAGTCCACGAAAGTTCGGCACACTTGAAACTTGGATTACGAACGTTTCTAGTGGATCTGGAAGTACCGATGCAACGGGCGATGGTTCTGACGTTAGAACTGATGCAGGTTCAAGAGCCTTAACGTTGGCTCAAATTGAAACAGCGATGCAGGGGGCATACTCTGATGGCGGACAACCAGACATTATGGTAGTTTCACCATCAAAGAAAGCAACGTTTAGTGCATTAAGTTCGGGTTCAGTTGCAACAAACCAAATCCAAATGACAGCCTCAGCACCTCAAGATGCAGTCATTATTGGTTCAGTATCAATATTCTTAACAGATTTTGGTACATTGAATGTTGTAATTGACAGACATATGCAAGATGACAGAGTGTATTTATTAGACTCTGAATATGCAAAAATGGGTGCATTACCTAATCGTAGTTTCGCATCTTCGGATGTCGCACCTACGGGCGATGCAACTAAGTTTGCGATTGTGTCTGAAATGACACTCGTTGTTACCGCACCAAAAGCACATGGTGCAGTTTACGACCTAAGTTAGACTAAAATAGGGGGGTGTGAAAAGCACCCCCTTTATTTATTATGAAAAAAGTAATCAGCAAAACAAAAGATAAAGAAGTAGTCATAAAAGAAGAGGCGGGAGAAACTGTTATTGAGGAAACTCAAAACGTTGATCATATTCTTGATTACAATAAAAGACAGCAAAATGATTATGTAAAAGGTTCTTTGATTGGTAATACACAAAGACATCAACAACACGTGGCTGAAATACCCGTAACTATTTATTATCAATTATTAAAAAAATTTGGACATCCTAATAAAAACCAAAAGGCTTGGAAGAAATATCTTAACGATCCAGATAACAGATATTTACGCACGGGCGGAGGTAAATTATAAATGGCACTTGGTACATATAGTGATTTAAAAACAACAGTTGCTAACTTTCTAAACAGATCAGATTTGACAAGTTCAATGGATGATTTTATAGACCTCACAGAGGCACGTTTAAGCAGGGAGTTATACACACGATTTCAACATGATAGAGTTACGGCATCAACTACAAGCGGAGATGCGTTTATATCATTACCGACTGATTTACGTCAAATAGAAACAATACGTATCAATTCATCGCCAAGAAAAGTTTTAAAATATTACAGTCCAGATTCACTAGACAGTAATTTTACCAGTTCTGAAAATGGTACACCTGAAGGATATACAATCGTTGGACAAGAAATAAAACTTGCCCCAACACCTGATTCAGTTTTGACATTAGAAATGATTTATTCAAAGCAAATTCAGGCATTATCAGATAGTAATACAAGCAATATGATTTTAACCAGACATCCAGACGTTTATTTATATGGGTGTTTGCATCATGCAAGTGCATTTCTTTTGGACGAACAAAAATCAAGAGATTATGACTTGTTGTTTACCAGAGCCATTCAAGAAATAGTGGTTAGCCAAGATAAAGAAAAATATGGAGGTTCACTAGCTATGAAGGATGATTATACAATTCAATTAACAAAAATAACAGGATAGAAAAATGAGTGCATCAGATTATTTAGAAAACAAATTATTAGATCATACGTTAGGTTCAAGTGCCTTTAGTCAACCTAGCAATCTTTATATTGGATTATCAACAGGAACGTTTGCTGATGCCAACTCAGGCACAGAGTTGTCAGGAAATGGCTATGCGAGAAAACAAGTAACATTCGGCACGGCATCGTCTGGGTCTATAACAAACTCAGGTGCGGTTGAATTTGATACAGCAACAGGAACGCAAGGCAGTATTTCGCATTTTGGTATTTTCGATGCAAGTTCAGGTGGTAATCTTTTATTTCATGGAAGTTTTACTTCAGCAAAAACTATTGAAAATGGCGATCAATTTAAAATACCTGCATCATCATTAACAGTTTCTATTGATTAAAATGAATGGCTGTCGTTGCAATAACACTAGAGCAGTTAGACTCGTATGGAACACTTGAACAACTAGATTCGGTATCAACAAATTTAGATGCACTTGATTTTGTTGATTATACAAACCCTAACCTTGAGCAATTAGATGGTTGGGGCGATTTAGACAGTTTACCATTTAGTTTAGATAGTACATCATGGCAATCTGTTTTTGTCAGATTTGCAAGTGGTAGTACGTCATCGAGTGTTACAACCTCTGCTAGTGCAGTTATAGTTGAAACGGGTTCTGGATCAACTACCGCTACATTTACAACCACGGGTTCTAATCTTAGAGTCAGAACTGCAACGGGTTCTAGTTCAGCGACTGCATCTGTCAGTAGTGGTTCTATTGAAATGAAACTAGGTGGTGGCAGTAGTTTTGTCACTATAGCATCATCAAGTGGTGCAAATAGAATACGTAATGTTTCAGCGACCACAACTGCGACAGCAACCACTACATCAGGTAATTCATTTTCTGTTGTGGCTAGTGGTAGCACAGCACTTACTCGTTTTTCTGTTCTTGGTGTTCCAATAGGTATATTTGCAAGAAGTGGGTCAACAACTGCAAATGCGACAACAACAGCGACATCGAAAAAACAAGGTGAAGAATGGACAGTTAGTACATCAAGTGTAACTGAAACATGGACACCACAAACCAGTCCTAGTGAAACATGGACTCAACAAACATCATCAAGTAATGAAACATGGCTGACACCCTAAGACTAAAATTAAATGAATGGTTACCTGATCAACCTGATTACGACAATTCAGGATTGACAGTTGCAACAAATACAATAGCAACAGCAAAAGGTTATAAACCTGTGAAATCACTAGCAGACTTTTCCAATGCAGGGGATTCACGTTTGCGAGGAGTTTTTGCCAGTGAGGATGCAAGTGGTAATGCTGTAATTTTTGCAGGTAACGAAACAAAATTATATAAATACAATGGGTCAACTAATAATTTAGATGATGTTAGTAAGTCAGGTGGTTATTCACTTGGCACAAATGAACGATGGAGATTTGCACAATTTGATTCTAAGATAATTGCTGTGGGTGGTCAAAGTCAAACTATTCAAGTTTTTGATCTAAATACAAGTTCACTTTTTGAAGATATAGCAACGGGTGTTAATGCACGATTTGTTGCAGTGGTACGTGATTTTGTTTTTACAGGACATAATTCAACAGGACTAAACAATACACGTTGGTCAGGTTTAGGTGATAGTACAACGTGGGCATCAAGTCAAGCAACACAAGCCGATAATCAATCCATAAGTGATTTGGGGGCAGTTACAGGAATTGTTGGTGGTGAGGATGCCACCATATTTTGTGAAACGGGTATAGTCGTTGCTAGATATGTAGGTACTCCACTTATATTTCAATTTTCAACAGTTGAATCTAATCGTGGTTGTAATTTTGCAGGTTCTATAGTCAATGTTGCTAAAAATATATATTACTACACAGATGATGGTTTTTACGTTTTTAATCAAAGAAATGGATCAGTGCCTATTGGGTTTGAAAAGGTAGATAGGTTTTTTCAAAACGATTTTAACACAGTCAATAAACATAGATTATATTCTGCGGTTGATCCACAAAATAAAGTTATTATGTGGGCATATCCTAGTAAATCATCTGCATCAGGCGATCCAGATAAAATATTAGTTTTTAATTATGCTTTGAATAAATGGTCTTTATTAACAGAGGCAACAGACTTGTTAGCATCAATTTTAACACCTGCAACAACACTTGAGGGGTTGGATGCAATATCAGGAAACAATTTAGATTCTATGACCACTTCATTAGACAGTGATGTTTTTAAAGGTGGTAATTTATTATTTGCAGGATCAAACTCAAATAAGATACAGACATTTACAGGAACAAACTTAGCGATGACATTAACCACTGGTGAGTTTGAACACAGTAATAAACGCATTTCGATGATCAAAGAGGTTAGACCTTTTTATGAAAAAGCAAGTACAGATTCAACAACGATATCTGTTCAACTTGCCTCAAGAAATACAACGTTTGATGATTTTAGTTTTGGTTCTGCTTTATCTGTAAATGCAGATGGATTTGCACCTAGTAGGCAATCTGGACGTTATCATAGAGTACAGGTAAATTTATCAGGTGATTTTACAAGTATTCAAAGACTTGATTTAGATTTAGAAACTCTAGGTAGACGATGACAAATTTTGTTCAACTGCCGTATGATGGTGGAACGGGTAGAGAAGTATCATCAGTTGTAAATAATATATTAGATGGCAAAATAAACTCTACTGGCACAGTCACCTTAACAAGTAGTTCAAGCACAACTACAGTAACCGATGCACGGGTTGGTAGTGATTCAATTATTTTGTTAATGCCAACTACCAGTAATGCAAGTGCAGAGCAAGGTAATGGAACAATATTTGTTAGCCAACGCAACAAGCAATCGTTTGTATTAACTCATGCAAACAATAGTCAAAACGACAGGACATATGGATATATCGTTATCGGATAGACCTAATTTATTTCCATGTTTAATTGATGTAAATTCTACAAATATTTCAAGAATTTGGGCGATTATTAAACCAAAAGTGACTAAGGCTTTAAATCATGGCATTCACAATAACGATGAAAATTACGTTTACGATCAATTACTGAGTGGTCAAGCAAGGTTATGGGTAAATAAAGATTCATGGATAATAAGTACATTTGAAACCTTAAATATAGGCAAATGTATTACGATTTGGTTGGCATCAGGTGATAAGCATAATTTATTTGCTATGTATGATGTTATATCAAAATATGCAAAACAAAATGGTTGTAAATCAATGTTAATAAATGGACGAAAAGGTTGGGTTCGGTTTTTAAAAAAACATAACTTTAAACCTTTATCAATACTTAGAAAGGAACTATAAATGGGCGGAGTAACAAGAGCAATATTTGGTGGTGGTAGTAGGTCAGCACCTGCCCCTCAACCCTCTGGAACACAAGTTGTTAGAAATGAAACGGCTTTACCTTCTTATGTACAACCATTTTATGAAGAGGCATTAGAAGAGGCACAAAGTCAATTTCAAACACCAAGAACGTTATTTCCAGATTCTTATGTTGTACCTTTTAGCGAACAAACACAAACGGGATTAGACAGAGCAACAGGCATGGCGATGCAAGGCGATCCACTTGCAACTCAAAGTGCAAACCTAGCTGAACAAACATTACGTGGTGATTTTTTAAATGCAGGTAATCCATACTTTACCCAAGCATTTCAGAGTTTGGCAAATCCAGTTATTTCAAATGTTCAATCACAATTTTCACGAGGTGGACGTTTAGGTTCTGGAGCAAATCAAGAAATTTTAGCCAGAGCATTAGGCGATATAGCTAGTCCACTGGCTTTTGCAAACTTTCAACAAGAACGTGAAAATCAATTAAAAACACAAGCTGTTGCACCTGCTATTCGTGGTCAGCAATTTGAAGATGCACAAAAATTATTAAATCTTGGACAAGTTGTTGAAGATCAACAAGCAAGAGAATTACAAGAGGCAATCACTAGACAACAGTTTGCACAAACTGAACCACAGCAAAGATTAAATGATTATTTAAGAGCAATCACGGGTGCAACTCGTGGTGGAGTAACAACATCGACTAGACCAATATATTCTTCATCAGGTGGACGTGATTCGTCTTTTCTAAATCCTGCACTTGGTGCGTTTACATTATTTAGAGGTCTTGGTGGATTATTTGGTTAGGAAGAAAAAATGGGTTTATTAGATACATTAGGACAAATTTCCTCCGCTTTAGGTGGGGCAAATCAATTATTTCAAAACATTAATACATTTGGTGATTTAATGACACCTAATACTCAATCAGGCTTTGTTCAACAAACACCTCAGCAAAGAGAAATGTTAAGAAATATGGGTATACCTTCTTTTCCAACAATGCCACAAATGAATCCTATTCTAACTGGTGGATTTAATCCAGATGCACCGCAACCCGCTGTTATAAATACCACTATGAATACGCAACCACCTATGATGGTTAATCAACCACCTCAGCAGGACTCGTTTGCACAACGTTTACAAAATTTTTTACCACTTGTTTTAGACTATCAAATTGGTGAAAATATTGCAGGTGCACCATCATTTGATCCTAGAAGTGGTGATCCTGCTTATGCACGTTCTGTGGGTTTGCAAAATGCTTTACAAGGTTTACAGAATAGACGGGATGCTGAGTTAAAAAGAAAACAACAAGAGTTTCAAAATCAGCAACAATTATTTCAAAATAAAATTGCAGAACAAAATTTTAGAATTAATGAAATAAATCTGCAAAATCGTATGAATACAGATGAATTATTAAGAAATATTGATCCTGCGGATTTTCCTGACCAACAATCGTTTAATTTTGCACTAGGTCATAGACTCATAAAATCAGGAAATATAACGCAAGGTTTAGAACTTATAAAAGCAAGTAGACCAAAAGATAATTTTGAAAAAACTAAAATGATTTTATCAGAACGTAAAGAGGTAAGAAAACCTTTTAAAGCAATACGAGAAACTGTTTCGTCATATAGAGTATTAAGGGATGCCCTTAAATCAAGGACTGGTTCTGGTGCATATACTGCTATGATCAAATATATTAAAGCACTTGATGGTTCTGTTGTTAGGTCAGATGAAGTGCGTACATTTACTGGTTTTCAAGGTGCTAGAGAAAATATGGTTCAATTTTTTAGAAATAATATTGAAGGCAAAGGATTTACAGAAAAAATTGCAAATGATCTTTTAAACCTTGCAAGAGGTGTTACTGCTAATGCTGTTAAAGATTATGAACAAAATGTAGCAGGTTCAAGTAAAACCTATAATAATTATGGTTTACCTTCTAAAGATATATATAGCGGTTTTGAGTTAAGGACAGATGATTTAGATTTGTTTAAACCTGAACGATTAGATTTTTCTATTGGTGACTATGAAGTACCTGAAGATGAAAAAGATAAAGATAACACCATTGGTCAAATAAATGGTTTTGATGTTAAAATTCTTAATAATGCAGAATAAATGGTAAAACAAATAGAATATAAAGGAAATATTATAGAGTTTCCTGATAACGCAACAAACGAACAAATATTAGATTTTTTAAAAAATCAAGATATAGCGACAAAAACTGATCCTGTTAGTTTTGGTGATAGAGCTAGATTAGTTGGGCAAGGTGTAACACTTGGTTTTGGTGATGAAATAACAGCAGGTTTAAAATCATTAAATCCTTTTTCTGATAAAACATATAGTGAGTTGGTAAAAGAAGAACGTGATAGAATTAAAAATTTTAGACAAGCAAGACCAAAAGAATCAATAGCATTAGAATTAGGCGGTGGTCTATTTTCTCCATTGGGAAGTTTAGGTCTAGTCGCTAAAGCACCAACAACGGCAAAACGATTAACTGAACTAGCCAAAGAAGGGGCAAAAGTTGGTGGCATTTATGGAGTTGGTACGGGAGAAGGTGGAATTGATAGAGTAGAATCTGGTTTGACGGGGGCATTAACTGGTGCTGTGGCAAATCCTGTTGTTGGTAAGGCTCTATCAAAATTAAAACCTAAACAAACCCCAGAGTCAGCCAGAGTTCAAGAAAAGTTTGGAGAAGAACCAACAGAATTGCGTAAACTTGGTGGTGGATTTCAAACCATTGATGAATTAACAGAATCTGTACCACTAGCAGGTGGTTTTCTAAAAAAAAGCAGGGAATCTAAATTGTCAAAGTCTTTAAACACTTTGATTAATAATGCTGTTGAAAAGGGTACAGGAAAAACAATACCTCGTGTTAAAAAACTTGATCCTGAAGAGGCGGTGCAAAAAGGCAGAGAAATTTATGATGATGCTTATGATTCAGTTTTACCAAGAATGAAATTAACAAGTAAATCAGAAATTCAACAAGAAATTGACAATACGTTAGCATCTATTAATACTGAATTTCCAGAATTAGGTAAACAACTACAAGGTAAAATCAAACGTGATTTAAACAAACTTATTAAATTAGTTGATGCTGATGGAACAATTACTGGAGAAAAATTACAAAAATGGAATACTGACTTTAACAAAATTAAAACACAATATAAGAAAGATGTAATTTTAGAAGATGTTGCAGATGATTTTTTTGAAGACTTTAGAAAAAATATCTTCGCTCTTGCATCAAAAGACAATCCTAATTTGTTAAAGAAACACTCAGAAATTCAAGCTGGTTATCGTGATTTTGGAACGTTTAGTGATTTAATAAAAAGTGTTAAACCAGTTAGTGTTAGTAATGTAAAAAGACAAGCATTGAGAAGGGGTAGGAAAGATCAGGCTCGTGATGCTCAAGATATACAAACAACCTTCACATCTCGCACACCTAATACGGGAAGTGCTGACCGAACATTATTTGGTCTAGGTCTTATTGCAAACCCACAAATATATTATGGGGCAATACCAGCAATTGCACTAAATCCATTAGTCAGACAAGGTTTATCTGTAACTAGGGGTGAATCTGCAAGAACATTACCTAGCCTTTTAGGAAATTTAACAAATAATAATGAATAGGAGTAAAAATGTCTAAAAATTCAGTAAATGATTATTCGGCAACAGCAAGTAGTAATACTGATGTCGGTGGTATCTCAATCGCAGAAGGGATGTTACCCAGTAATGTGAATAATAGTATTAGAGAAATAATGAAACACACTGCTGATTGGGTTGCGGGTACAACTGCATTATCCACTATTAACATTGATGGTGGGGCAATAGATGGAGTTAATTTAGGTGCAAACTCAGCGGGTACGGGTGCATTTACTACCGCAAGTTTTGGTGACGGGGCAGTGGGTACACCATCTATAACGAATACTGGTGACACAGATACTGGGTTTTATTTTTCAGGTGATAATGAAATTAGTGTAGCCACGGGAGGCACACAAAGACTAAGTGTTAATTCATCAGGGCATCTTAATCATAATGGTTCAGCCTCAGCAGACATCAATGCGTTGACAAGCTCAACTGCGATTACGATTGATATGAGTGCAGCACAAAATCATTCAGTTACTTTGGCTCATAATACAACGTTTGATATATCCAATGGCACTGCGGGTCAAACGGGTTCAATAATAATAACGCAAGATGGTACTGGATCAAGAACTGCAAGTTTTTCATCCAAGTTTAAATTTGCAGGTGCTACCGCCCCAACATTATCAACAACCGCCTCAGCCGTGGACAGGATTGACTATTTTATCGTGAGTTCAAGTTTAGTTCATGCTGTAGCTAGTTTAAATCTGTCATAGGTAAATAAATGGTATTTCAAAACGATATTTTAGCGGGTTCAAGTGGAACACCCGTATCAAGTGTTTATAAAATAGACCAGTCAATTAGGTTTAATGATGATGATAGTGCATATATGTCAAAGAGTATATCAAGCACAAGTAGTAGAACAACATGGACTTTCAGTACGTGGTTTAAATTAGGAAATTCTGGTATTAATCTGAGTTTTAATGGATTATTTAGTGCAGTTTGGAACTCATCAAATTTCGTAAATATTGCTTTATCAAATTCCTCGTATGGTATAGATTTTTTATTTTATGGCAGTGGTAGCACTTTGGGAAGACTTAATGCTACTAGATTATTACGTGATCCTTCTGCTTGGTATCATTTAGTTGCAGTGTTTGATTCTACTAATGCAGTAGCAAGTGAAAGAATGAGATTATACATAAATGGTGTGAGAGAAACTAGCTTTACCACTGAGTCATATCCTTCAAAAGATAGCACACCTATTGTTAACTATGCAACTGCAACTCACAACCTTGGTCGTGTTTATAATGCTGGAACTTATAGTGGTTATTATTATGATGGTTATATGGCAGAAATCCATTTTCTAGACGGCTATGCTTATGACCCTAGCTATTTCGGTTTATTTAATGAAAACGGAATCTGGATACCCAAAGAATATAGTGGCAGTTATGGAACTAATGGATTTTATTTTAAGGGCGAATCGGCATCTGATTTGGGCAACGATAGTTCAGGAAACAACAATGACTACACGACAAGTGGACTTGCCTCACACGACCAAGTTCTTGACACACCTACGAATAATTGGTGTGTAATGAATCCATTAAATGGTGATGGTGGTACGACTTGGAAAAATGGAAATTTAGAACTTTCAACAGCTAATCAAGGCAACAATGCAAGTAGTATTTTTATGACAACAGGTAAATGGTATTGGGAAGTCAAAGGTCAGGGATATGCAGGGGGTGTTTGTAGTATTGATAGAGGGGCATATAACAGTGGTATGACACCATCTGGCTCAGATAGTATTGGTTATTATTCAAATGGTACTATTTATTGGGGTGGAGGCAGTGACAGCACACCTGCATCATATGCATCTAGTGACATCATAGGTGTAGCTGTAAATATGGATGATGGAGAAATAAGTTTTTACAAAAACAACACATTACAAGTTACACTTACATTTGCAAGTACAGTTAGTAGTCTTGCCACAGATGGTTGTTATGCTGTTGTCAACAACGGCACATCAAGTACAACTTATGTATTCTATTTAAACTTTGGACAAGATGGAACTTTTGCTGGAACAGAAACAGCACAAGGTAATTCAGATGGTAATGGAGTGGGTAATTTCTATTATACACCACCAACTGGATATTTAGCCTTGTGTACAAAAAATTTAGGTTCGTAGGAGGATAATATGCCAACACCAACAATACCAAATGGCGAAGAACATTTCTTTCCAATTATTTACGAAGGCAACGGAGCTGGGCAACGTGTCGGACGTTTTGTCAGTTTTGATGACTCATCTGGTGGCACGATTGCTAACAGTTGTATATTTAATGATGGTGATAGTCCATATATGCGACGAACACCTTCAGGAGCTGGTAATCGTAAAACTTTTACTATAAGTTTTTGGGTAAAAAGATGTCAATTAGGAGTTCTTCAAATAATATGTACACAAGGTGCAGATCATAACAATGCAACTGTCATATCGTTTGATACTTCAAATCGACTTAAATTTTCACATAATGATAGTGGTTCAGCAACTTATACTGTAACATCAAACAGAACATTGGAAGATACCTCTAAATTTTATCATATACTTGCGTCTGTTGACACCACTCAATCAACAGCATCAGATAGAGTTAAATTGTATATTGATGGTGATTTAATAACTTCCTTTGCAACATCTAGTTATCCAACACAAGATTTTGATTTGGATTTTAATTCTACAGGAACTATTGCAGTAAGTGGTCAAATTCCATCTGGAACTTTATTTCCTTATGACGGATATATTACTGAAATTAATCTCGTGGATGGTCAAGCATTACTACCAGCATCTTTTGGCTTAACCGACACATCAACTGGCAGATGGATTCCTGCCCAAGTAAAACCACATCCTACCACGACAACCACATACACTGTCACAGTTGTTGGTGGAAACCCAAGCAACCATCCATATTACAATGTAGGTTCAACTAACAAGTTTGCTATAAATGGATCAACGGCTACGGC